GTTCGGCAAGGGGCCGGCAAAGGCGGCGGCGAACCGGGTTCGTCATCGCGAAGTCAAAGAGGTCCCCATGGGCAAGAAGGCTGAACGCCAGGCCGCCGCCGAACGCGTCGGCGGCTTGTACGCCACTCCGGCCCCGCCTCAGGCCAAGCAGCACTAGTTCGTGCATTCGACGGCCTGTCCGGACTGGCGCGAGAGGATCGTCGCCGGTCGATCACTGCTGCCGGCGCCGCTCTTCGAGGATGAGGCTGAGGAAGCGCTTCGCGTCTTCAAGTCGCTCCGCATCGTGGATGCGCCGGGCAAGCCGACCTTCGGGGAGGCTTGCGAGGAGTGGGTCTTCGACTTCGTCCGGGCGATCTTCGGCGCCTATGACGCCTCAATAGGTCGGCGACTGATCCGCGAGTTCTTCTTGCTGATCAGCAAGAAGAACTCGAAGTCGACCATCGCCGCCGGGATCATGGTCACGGCCCTGATCCGCAACTGGAGGCACTCGGCAGAGCTGCTGATCCTGGCCCCGACGCTGGAGGTGGCGAACAACGCGTTTCAGCCCGCCCGGGATATGATCCTGGAGGACGACGACCTGCGCGATTTGATGCATATTCAGGAGCACACGCGCACCATTACGCACCTGACGACCAAGGCGACGCTAAAGGTGGTCGCGGCGGACACGGACACGGCGGCCGGGAAAAAAGCGGGCTTCATCTTCGTTGATGAGCTCTGGGTCTTCGGCAAGCGTCCCAAGGCGGACGCCATGTTGCGGGAGGCCACGGGGGGGCTGATCGCGCGGCCGGAAGGGTTTGTGATCTGGGCCAGCACCCAGTCGGATGAGGCTCCGGCGGGGGTGTTCAAGGCGAAGCTGGACTACTTCCGACAGGTTCGGGACGGCACGATCATCGATCCGGGCAGCCTGCCGCTGATCTATGAGTACCCGGAGGAGATGCTTGAGGCTGAGGCCTACCTCGACCCGGCGAACTTCTACATCACCAACCCGAACATGGGACGCTCGGTCTTCGTCGAGTGGCTGGCGGATGAACTGAAGAAGGTCATCAACGCACAGGCCGGCGAGAAGCAGGTCTTTCTCGCCAAGCATCTGAATGTCGAGATTGGTTTGCGCCTGGCGGCAGACCGATGGGCCGGCGCCAATCATTGGATCGGGGCTGCCCACGAAGGCCTGACGATCGATGAATTGATGGCCCGCTCGGAGGTTGTGGTGGCGGGCGTCGATGGCGGCGGCCTGGATGATCTCATGGGACTGGGGCTCATCGGTCGTTGCCGTGAGACGCGCGACTGGCTGTCGTGGTCTCGGGGCTGGGCGCACGACGACGTGCTGCAGCGGCGGCAGGACATCGCCACGCAGCTACGTGAGTTCGCCGACGACGGCGACCTGGTGATTTGTGAGGATCCGCTTCAGCCGATCCGCGAGGCTGCGGATATCCTTGAGCAAGTCTTCAACGCCGGGATGTTTCCGGAAAAGTACGCCATCGGTCTGGACCCTTACGGGATCGGCGCCCTGGTTGACGAACTGGCCTTGCGAAAGATCGAGGGCGAGATCCTGTCGTCCATCCGCCAGGGGGCGGCTTTGTCTCCTGCATCGTGGGGGCTTGAGATCAAGCTGAAGAACCGAACCTTCCGCCACAGCGGAAGTCGAATGATGAACTGGTGCGTGGGTAACGCGAAGGCCGTCGTTCGCGGCGGCGCTGTTCTGATCACCAAGGAAAGCGCCGGGCGGGCCAAGATCGATCCGCTGGTCGCGGTCTTCAACGCCGCCATGCTGATGAGCCGAAATCCAGAAGCGCGAGGGGACGGATGGAACGAATACCTCTCGAGTCTGGGCGTAACACCCTGATCGGCAAGGCGCGCGGCGCCGTCCCTAAGGCTCGCAATTATCAAGCACTTGACCTCACCGGCGACGATCCGATCCTGGCGAAGGCGGATGGGGTAAGGACTCTCTCTGCGACGTCGCCTGACGGTTGGGCTGAAGCCGTGAACTCGGGGGCTGTGGTGAGCGAACGCCGCATCTTGGGCCTTTCGGCTGCCTGGGCCTGCGTCAATCTGCTCGCGGGCACCATCGCTTCGCTGCCAATCATGGTCTATCGCGCCGACGCGGCAGGCAACCGCGTCCCGGCACGGGATCACCCGCTCTATCGGGTGCTGCACGACAGCCCGAACTATGATCAGACTTCTCTCGATTTTTGGGAGGGAGGTCAGGCCGCTCTCGAACTTCGCGGCAACATGCACGCCCGCATCGAGCGCAACGCCGGACGGATCGTCGCTCTACATCCGATCTTCAACCCGTCCATCAAGCGGCAGTCGAACGGCGCCCTTCGCTACCGCTGGACCGAGAGCGGCAAGTCCTGGGATGAGCCTCAGGAAAACGTCTTTCATGTGCGCGGCTTTGGCGGTTCGCCCCTCGGCGGGCTCTCGACGCTGAGCTACGGACGTCAGGTCTTCGGCCTGTCGCTGGCGGTCGACAGCGCGGCGCAGACCACCTTCGTCAATGGTGTCCGTCCATCGCTGTTACTGGTCACTCCGGGCGAGAAGACATTAACCGCAGACCAGAGGAATACGCTCGAGACCGCCCTTCAGGAAAAGCATGCGGGCGCCATGAACGCAGGACGGCCGATGGTCGTCGAGGGCGGGATCACGCCACATCAGGTGTCCATGACTCCCGAAGACGCGCAGATGCTGGAGAGCCGCTCGTTCAGCATTGAGGAGATCTGCCGATTCTTCGAGGTCCCGCCCCACATGATCGGACATACCGAAAAGTCGACCAGTTGGGGCACTGGTCTGGAGGAGCAGACGCTGCGCTTCCAGAAGTTCACGTTGCGACGCCGTCTGAAGCGCATCGAACAGGCCATCGCCAAACAGCTGCTGACGCCAGCGGATCGCGTCGCTGGCATCGTGGTGGAGTTCAACCTTGAGGGCCTGCTCCGCGCCGACAGCAAGGGCCGCTCGGAGTTCTACCAGAAGATGACCCAGATCGGCGCGATGACCATCAACGAGGTCCGCGCCCTCGAAAACCTGCCGCCGGTTCCAGGCGGCGATGTACCGCGAATGCAATCGCAGAACATCCCGATCAACATGGCGAGCCCGCCAGCCCTCGTCGCAGGAGGCAATGAATGACGCTCCTCACCAAGAACAGCGGCCTCGGCCTGGACATCAAGTCCGTCGGCGATGACGGCGTGATCGAGGGCTATGCCTCGACCTTCAACGTCATCGACAGCTACGGCGAGATGGTCGCGCCCGGCGCATTCAAGTCGTCGATCTCGGCGATGAAGAAAGCCAAGCGCGGCCTGAAGATGCTGTGGCAGCACGACTCGCACCAGCCCATCGGGATCTGGGACGAGTATGAGGAAGACGCCAAGGGCCTGCGCGTCGTCGGCCGACTGTTCAAAGACGCCGTGGTGAAGGCGGCCGAAGCCTATGCTCTTATCCGCGAGGGCGCCTTGGACGAACTGTCGATTGGCTATCGTGAGCTGGAGTCGGCCCCGCACCCCGATCAGCGGGGCGTGACCGTGCTCAAGAAGCTGGATCTGCGTGAGGTCAGCCCGGTGACTTTCGGCGCCTTGGGCCAGGCCGCGCGAATCGACGCCGTGAAATCCCTTTTGACGGAGGGCGTGGCCCCGACCGTCCGACAGTTTGAGGATCACCTGCGGGATGCAGGATTCTCGAAGAGCGCCGCCGCGGCGATGGCGTCGGCGTGCAAGCCGCACCTTCGGGGGGAGCCCGAGGCGAAGGCGGATCAAGCGCTGGCCTTCCTGATGGCCATGCGCGCCTGACCTGTCGCCTGACCGCTGCGCGCGGCAGGCTCTCCTAGATCAACAAGGAAAATCTACAATGACCAAACGTCACGTTGTGATGGCGGGCGCCCTCGCGTTCGCCGCAAGCCGAGCCATGGCCTTCCAGGTTGTCGGCGCACCCTTGATGCTTCGCGGCCTGCAGGTTGCCTATGGGCCGGAGGATGGCCACGGCCAGAAGTCTGCGGCTGACCTGGCCGCCGAGATCAAGTCGGACTTCGAAAAGAAGTACGACAAGGTCAAGGAGATCGCCGAGAAGGCGGTCGCCGAGGCGAGGGACGGGGTCGACCAGTCCAAGTCGGCGAAGGAAGTCGCGGACAACGCCCTGACCGCCATGAACGAGGCCAAGGCCCGTCTGGATGATCTGGAACAGAAGATGGCTCGCGACGGCGGCGGCGATCCCGACGAGGGGCCGAAGTCCTTCGGTCAGCAGTACGTCGAGTCCGAGGGCTTCAAGGCGTTCCAGGATGCCGGGTTCTCGAAGTCGGCGCGAGGCGGCGACCTTCAGATCAAGGCGACGCTGACTTCGGCGACGACGGCCGCTGCCGGCTCGGTCGGCGATGCGGTCGCCCCGACCCGTTTGCCGGGCATCCTGCCTCTGCCTCAGCGCCGGATGACGGTTCGCGACCTGTTGTCGCCGGGCCGGATGGATGGATCGACGCTGGAGTATGTGAAGGAGACGGGCTTCAACAACAACGCTGCGCCGGTCGCGGAAGGGGCCGAGAAGCCGTCGTCGGACCTTCAGTACGATCTGGTCACCACCTCGGCAAAGGTCATTGCGCACTGGATGAAGGCGTCGAAGCAAATCCTGAGCGACGTGGCGCAGCTGAAATCAACCATCGACGAGCGCTTGCTGTACGGCCTGGACTATGTCGAGGAGCAGCAGTTGCTGAACGGCAGCGGGACGGGTCAGAATCTGCTCGGTATCGTTCCGCAGGCTACCGCCTATTCCGCGCCCATCGTCATTCCTGACGCGACCAGCATCGACTTGATCCGCCTGGCGATGCTGCAGGCGGCTCTCGCGGAACTGCCGGCGACGGGCCACGTCCTGAACCCCATCGATTGGACCTTCATCGAAACGCTGAAGGACGGTGAGGGCCGATACATCATCGGGAATCCGCAGGGGCAGTTGACGCCGTCGCTGTGGTCCCTCCCGGTCGTTCAGACCCAGGCGATGGCGGTCGATAAGTTCCTGACCGGCGCCTTCAGGTCCGGCGCCCAGGTCTTCGACCGCTGGGAAAGCCGGATCGAGACCGGTTACGTCGACAAAGACTTCATCTTGAACCTCGTCACCATCCTGGCCGAGGAGCGCCTGGCTCTCGCGGTCTATCGTCCGCAGGCCTTCATCTACGGCGATTTCGGCCGCGTCACCTGATCGACACGCCTTGACCGAGCGCCCGGCGGGGAAACCTGCCGGGCCTCTTTCCATGGCGGCCGATGTGGTCGACCGCCTTGCAAGGAGGACACCATGACCGAGAAGTTCAAAGTCACCCGCCAAGTCCAGTTCGATAAGCCCTACGTGGCTGGCGACACCTACGAGGGCAACGCGGCCGAGGTCGCGCATCTGGTCGCCAACGGCGTGCTGGAGCCGATCAAGGGCAAGGCCGCGTCGCCGGCGCAGAGCAAGGCCGAGCCGAAGGTCGAGAACAAGGCGGCTGGCTGATGCTGGACGCCGTCGTTCTCACGGTTGGCCCGCTTCTGACCCTTGAGGAGGCCAAGCAGCATCTTCGGGTGGACGACGATGGTAGCGACGAAATCATCGAGGCGTATGCCGATGCCGCCGTCCTTTCAGTCCTGAACCACTGCGACCGCAAGCTGGTCCCGCAGGGCGCAGAGCCCGCCTTCAAGGTCGCTGCGCTCCTGATGCTTGGCGACCTCTACAACAACCGCGAGAGCGTGGTTGCTGGCCAGTCGTTCGTGGTGTCGCCAACCATTGGCGCCCTGCTCGGCCCATATCGCATCATCCGTGTCTGAGGAGGTCGCCATGCGCGTGAAGTTCATTCGGGACCGCAACTGGACGCCGCCCGAACGGCGCATGATCACCGTGGCGTACAAGGCGGGCATGGAGCTTACCGTCAAACGCGCATGGGGCGCCCAGATGGTGGCGGACGGCGATGCAGTGCGGGTTCCTGCGCCGCGCAGAAGTGACGAACCGGGTTCGTCGTCGGGTAGGAAGTCGGCGGCGTCGGCGCCCGGTCTGGGGGGCGACGACGAAGGTTCTCGCCTTCGGAGTGGTTCCTGATGGCCAGTATGGGGGCGGGGGATTTACGGGATCGAGTTCGGTTCGATGCCCGGTCGCCGGACGCAAACGGTGACGCTGTCGGGGATTTCTTCGAAGGCTTCACTGTCTGGGCCAACATCGAGTACCTGCGCGGCTCCGAGGTCGCCATCCAGCAGCGGCTGGAAGGACGTCAACCGGTCAGCGTGACGGTGCGCGACAGCGCCCAGGCCCGCACGATCAATGCCGCCATGCAGATGGTGAACACCCGCAGCGGCGAGATCTTCAACGTCACGGCGGCGAGCCCGGCACGGCAGGCGGGGTTCCGCAACATCCTCGCCGTGTCGGGCGGGGCGCCGGGCTGATGGGCTTCTCGAACCGCGACCGGCTGCGGCGGAAAATGAAGGCTATCCCGGGCGCTGTTCGGAAGGCGGCGCGGGAGCAGTTGAAAAAGAACGCCGAGGAGCTGGTCGAGACGCAGAAGGGCTTTGCTCCAGTCGATGAGGGGGCCTTGAAAGCGAGCATCAAGCAGCGCGATGTGAGCGACAGCACGCGTATCAGCCGCCGCGTCAGCGCCGGCGGAAGATCGGCGCCCTATGCGGCCTGGGTCGAGTTCGGCACCGGATCATCCGACGGCGTGGCGCCACGCCAGAACAAGAACTACCGGCGCACCGTGGTGATGACGAAGGGCAAGCGGGCGCATGGCGCGACCGATCCCCGGCCATTCTTCTGGCCCGCCTATCGTCTGAAACGTCGGCTGTTCAAGGGCCGCATGACCCGCGCCGCGCGCAAGGCCATCAAGGAGGCGATCAAGTGAACATCGCCACCGCCATCCGCACCGCCGTCGACACAGCCCTTCGCGCGGACGCGGCGACCATCACCGCCTTCGGCTCCTCGACCGTTCGTCTCTACCCGCTGACCACACCGAACCCGCCGATCTTTCCCTATATCCGCATGCTGGTCCAGGTGATCGGCGACGACGGGGTCTGCGGCGAGGAGAACGAAGTCAATCTGACGCTGGAGATCTTCGCCCGCGAAGGCTCATACGAGGACAGCGTCGAGACTGTCGAGGCCATCGCGGGCGCCGCCCGGCATGCCCTGACCCGCGAACTGCCGCTGACCGGCCACGTCATGGATGACTGGCGTTTCGAGGGCGACCGCCCCGTCAGCGATCCGGATGTCCTGACCGCGCACCGCTCGGTCTCGATCAACTATCTGACCTCGGCCACGGCCTAGCAGACCCCCCGCCGCCTTCGGGCGGCTTTTTCATATCAGGAGGCCATCATGGCGTTCAAAGGCACGCGCGGGGTCCGCCTCGTGGTCAAGGTCGGGGACGGTGCGTCCCCTGAAGTGTTCACGCCTCTCTGCACGATCAGCGCCGAGCGCGGGATCACCTTCAACGCCCAGACCAACGACGAAACCATTCCGAACTGCGCCAACCCGGGCGCCATTGCATTCCTTTCCCGGGAGAAGTCGTCCCTGTCGGTGGACGTCACCGGCGGCGGGAAGAACCACAAGGACGACAACAAGAAGCTGTGGGATTGGTGGAAGTCGCCCGACCCCAAGAACTGCCAGGTCGTGCTTGAAGATGACGTGGTCGCCAATCAGATCACCTGGGAGGGTGCCTTCCATCTGACCCAGTACGACATCACCGGCGACGAGGGTCAGAAGGTCGCCTCGACCATGTCGCTGTCGTCGGATGGCGAAGTCACCGCCACCTTCGGCGCCAACGTCGGCGGCGCCTGATGGGCCTGAAAACCGAAGTCCGCGTTGACTTCGCCGGGGAGAGGCGGTCGTTCGACCTCTCCCCGATCGGGTGCGTCCGACGACTGCAGGACGCCTGCGATGCGGGTCCGCAGTTCATCCTGAACCGCCTGTTCGACGGATCGTGGAAGGACCACGACCTGCGCGAGCCGATCATTCAGGGGCTGGTCGGCGCGGGCATGACTCAGCGCGACGCGCAGGCCTTGGTCGAGAAGTGGATCGATCCCGAACCCAAGCGCCAGTTCATCCCCATCGCCCAGGCGGTGCTGATGGCCTGGCTGGTCGGTGCCGAGGATGAAGTGCTGGAAAAGCCCAAGGCGGGGGCGCCGAAGAAGACCCGCTCCCGCAAGGCAAAATCCGCTTCGCCGGCATCTATGGGACCGGCATCGGCGTCCTAGGCCTGTCGGCCCGCGACATTGACGCCATGACCTTCTGGGAGTTCGGCGCGGCGGTCCAGGCGTGGGCCAAGGCGAACGGCACCGGCGAAGAGCCTGTCGCCAGCCTATCAAACGATGAACACGACGCCTTGATGGCCAAGCACTCGTGATAGGCTCTCCCTGAACAGCTTCGGGAGGGAGATGATGAGGGGTTTGTTGGTGGCATGCGTTGCGGGCTTGGTTGCGGGTTGCAGTGAGTCTGCCCCGACAGTCGGTCCAGTAATGGTGGACGCTGCAAAGGATGCTTTTTCAGCAGCCGGTGAGGTGGCGCTGAGAGCGAAGCTGCGAGCATCCGATGTGCCGGTGTCTGTGCGGGTTCGGCTCGTCGATGCCTACGGTCGCAAGAGCGAGGCGCCGGTTGTGACGCTGTCGTGGACGAAAGCTGAGCTTGATAAGATCGTCTGGAGCGAAATGACCGCCGCGGGGCTGGCCAACCTGGCCAATGTGCGGGTCGATGGCCGTTACGGGATCATCGCCTTTGCCGAGTGGTGCGACGATTACCGTACCCTCACGCCTATGCTTTGCGGTTCTGAAAGGGCCCGCGCCGAGGAGGTTTGGGTCTCGCGAGCCGATTAGATTTTTACTGATGGATTTCAGCAGGGCGGTTCTTCGGAGCCGCCCTTTTTCGTGGGGGCTGCATGGCCAGAGATCAACTGGAAGCTCTCGTGCTGACGATGAGCGCCGACTTCAGGCGGATGGAAAAGGAGCTGGCACGCGGTCAGCGCAACTTCGACAAGACCGCTGACGCCATTGAACGCCGACAGCGACAGCTCGATAAGAACCTGTCCCAGCTTGGTTCGAAGTTCGGAAATTTCGCCGCCCCGGTCCAAACTGCGTCGGCTCTTGCCCTGGGTGCGATCACCGCCCTGTCGTATCAGGCCGCCAAGCGCGCCGAGGCCGTGGACGGCGCCTTCCAGCAGACCTTCCGTAACATGCCCAAGGAGGCCTCGACGGCTTCGTCGGCGGTTTCGAAGGAGTTCAACCGGCTCGAGACGGACGTGAAGGAGAACTTCACGCAGATGAGTTCGGTGATGACCGCGCTCGGCGTCGAGGCTCGCCAAGCCTTGAGCGTGACTGACCAACTCCAGCGCCGATCTCTCGACTTGGCGGCCTTCCGTGATGTGGGGGACGCTGAGGCTTTTCGTGCGGTCATGTCCGGCATCACCGGCGAGACCGAGCCGCTGAAGCGGTTCGGCGTCGTCCTGAACGAAACCGCCGTGAAAGCGGAGCTGCTGCGTCTTGGATTCAAGGGCAATGCGCAGGAGGCCAGCGAAGCCGCCAAGGTGACGGCACGCGCCAATATCATCCTACGCCAGACGGCCGAAGTTCAGGGTCAAGTTGCGCGCGAGGCGGACAACGTCACCGAAAAAGAAAAGGCTATGCGGACGGAGTTCACCCGGACGGCAGAGCAGTTCGGAAAGCAGTTTCTGCCCGTCGCGACTGAGGTTCTGGGTTGGGCTGCAGACGTGCTGACGGCGTTCAATAACCTGCCCACGGGCACCCAGGCGGCAGCTCTCGGTCTGCTTGCTCTTGTCGCCGCCGGTGGCCCTATTGCTATGGTCATCAAAGGCCTGTCTGACCTGATCAAGGCGGCCGTGGCGGCGCGCGCGGCTATGGCGGCGGTTGGGGGAAGTACGGCTGGGGCGGCGGCCCTTGGTGCAGGCGCAGGTATAGCAGCGGCTCGTGCAGGCCTGATCGCCATCCCCGCTGTCGGCGCTTCCAGTTTTACGCCAGCCCCTGAACGCAACAACGATCTCGCCGCGCGGACCCTAAAATTCGAGCAAGATCGTTTGGCGCGGCTCCAGCGCGAAGGGGCGAGCAGCAGGCGAGTCC